AACAATCAGGTGGATTAGTTGAATATTTACGCGGGAAAATCATAACTGCATCATCATCAACACGAAACAAAGTTGATGACAGAATCGCATCAGGATCAGTGGTGAGTAAGTCATCCAAAATTGGTGAATTGAATTTGGGATTTGCAAGACAAAAATTCAGCGGTGGTGGTACAACACAAATCAATCAAGGCGGAGAAGGTGGCGCGGGTATTTTGGGCGGTGCAGAATTTGGCTCAAATAAGTATAAGCAATTTCCAAGTTGGTCGGGCAAATTTGGTGCTGGTTCACGGGGTTGGTTCATTTATCCAACTTTAAGGCGTGAACAACCTTATATTGTCGATCAATGGGAAAAATCATTTGACCGCATAATTAAGGAGTGGTGACATGGCTGCTGGTGGTACACGCACGCTTAAACTCTCGTTAATTGCTGAAACAAAACAACTTACTGATTCATTAAAATCTAGCAGCAAAAATGTTGAATCATTTGGCGATCAAGTAACTGAATTTGGAAAAAAAGCGGCATTGGCATTTGCTGCCGCTGGTGCTGCCGCTGGTGCATTTGCTTATCAATCAATTAAGAATGCTGCCGCAGATGAAGGTGCGCAAAGAAAACTTACTGAAACATTAGAGAAAACTACAAAGGCAACCAGCGATCAAATTGCCGCAGTTGGTGGCTGGATTGACAAAACATCCATTGCAATTGGTGTGACTGATGATGAATTACGCCCAGCATTTGCAAGATTAGCCCGAAGCACTAATGATGTTCAAAAAGCCCAGGACTTATTAAATTTGGCATTAGATATTTCAAGCGCAACAGGCAAGCCACTTGAAGCCGTAGCAAATGCATTGGGCAAAGCCTATGATGGCAATGCTGCATCATTAGGTAAATTGGGATTAGGCATTGATGCTTCAGTTTTGAAATCAAAAGATTTTGACAAGATATTCAATCAATTAACTGGCACATTTGGTGGATTTGCGAAGAATGAAGCCCAAACTACTGAAAAAAGTTTTGTCAGAATTAAGATCGCAATTGATGAAGCCCAGGAGCGAATTGGTGCTGCGTTACTACCATTGACTGAAAAACTAACTTATTTTATTTTGAACACTGCCGTGCCAGCGTTGAATGCATTTGTTGGTGGATTAACTGGAGATCAAGGCTTATCCCCTGCATTTACAGATGTTGAAAAACGAGCATTTGAATGGGGCGAAAGAATCAAGTCACTTATCAAAACAGTTATTGGTCTAAAGGATGAATTGATAATTTTGGGTGGTGTAATTGCCACCATATTTGTTGCAAACAAAATTCTGGCATTTGTAAGTGCAATTCAGGGCTTAATAACAGTTTTTGTCGCATTGCGTAACACTGCATTAGGAGCAGCGGCAGCAGTTGCTTTGGCAACTTATGGCACAAACATTGCAACAGGCGCGGCAGCATTATTGGCGTTAGGCGTGACATCAGGAATCCTTAAAAACTTATTAACTGGTGATGGCTCAGGAAATTCAAATGGATCATACGATTATGGATCATCATCAGCATTTACTTATGGTGCAGGTAATCCATTGGCAACAGCAATGAAACTGCCTGGTGGAAATACTGGTGGAAATACTGGTGGAAATACGGGTGCGGGTGTTGTACCAAAACTTGACAATGTAATTGTAAATGGAATGCGTGAAATGCCAGCATTATTCACATCAACTGGTGAATTAACTGGTCGGGGTCGGAATAATTTGCCACCTGAAATAACAGTGAACATTGGTGTTGCAGGTGATCCTGAAGCAACGGCTCGAACAATTGTGGACACAATCAATAACTCTTATTATCGCGGCACGGGTGGCGCACAGAATTTTGTGGTGCAGTAATGAGTAATTGGAATCCAGTGTGGAGAGTTAAGATCAATGGAGTTGATTACACAACTGCAATTTTGTCTAATTTAACCATTACATCAGGTAGATCAAACATCTACGAGCAAGCCCAGGCGGGTTACATAAACATTCAATTGATCAATTTGGATCAATCCCCTATTGATGCTCAGATTAACCAATCAATAACAGTTGAATTGCAGGATTCAACAGCCACATTCATCCCGATATTTGGTGGCTCAATTGTTGATGTTGGCGTGTCAGTCAGTGATGCAGGTGGTGTTGCCTACGCACAAACAGTTTCCATTATTGCCCTGGGTGCATTGGCTAGATTGCAAAAAGCATTGACCAATGGTGTGCTGGCTAAAGATTATGATGGAGATCAAATTTATACGATTTTGAGCGCATTGCTATTTGCTCAATGGAATGCCGTACCAGCGGCATTAACCTGGGCTGCTTATGATCCAACAATTCAATGGAATGATGCATTTAACACGGGATTAGGTGAAATTGACCGCCCAGGTAATTATGAATTAGCAAATCGATCATCAAGTCGAATTGATGTTTACTCATTGGTTTCAGCATTGGCAACTTCAGGGTTGGGCTATCTATATGAAAATCCAGCGGGTCAAATTAGTTATGCCGATAGTACGCACCGCACAAATTACCTGGCTGCAAATGGATATGTTGATTTAAGCGCAAATGATGCATTGGCAAATTCATTAAAGATTCAAACTCGTGCGGGAGATGTTCGAAACAATTTAACGCTGAAGTATGGCTCACTATCAACCAATGAAGTCAGTGCAAGTGATGCCGCATCAATTGCAGTTTATGGAAATCTAGCCCAAATCATCAACACCACATTGTTCAAATCCGCTGATGCAACTGACCAGGCAGATTTTTATTTATCACTACGGGCAAACCCTGAGCCTAATTTCAACTCAATAACTTATGAATTAACTAACCCTGAATTAACTGATTCAGATCGAGATAACCTGATCAACATATTTATGGGCATGCCAGTATCAATTGCAGATTTGCCATTGAATATGAATGCTGGATCATTTATTGGTTTTGTCGAAGGTTGGACATTTAGGGCTGCCTATAATCAAATTTCAGTAACCCCAACACTTTCATCATTGGCATATTCACTCCAAGCAATGCGTTGGAATGATGTGCCAAGTGCCGAACAATGGGCAACAATTTTATCAACACTAACATGGGAAAACGCCACGATAGTGGCATAAGGAGAAAACATGAGCAATCCAACAACCCCGTTCGGTTGGCAAATGCCGACCAGTACGGATTTAGTAACTGACCTACCTGCTGATTTTGAGGTTTTTGGTCAAGCAGTTGCCACATCAATGGCTGATTTATTAGGTGGCACAACTGGTCAGGTGTTAAGCAAAACAACAAATGCTGACATGGATTTCACATGGGTGAGTGCAAGCCCAGGTGACATCACTGGTGTTACCGCTGGAACTGGAATTTCAGGTGGCGGCACTTCAGGTGATGTGACAGTCACAAATTCAATGGCAACAGCAATTGATGCTAAAGGTGATTTGATTGTTGGCACTGGTGCAGATGCATTCAGCCGCTTAGCAGTTGGCACAAATAACTACACACTTGTAGCGGATAGTGCGGAAACTACTGGTCTTAAATGGGCTGCACCTTCAAGCGGTGCTTTGGTTAAAATTAATACCTATACTTTCTCAGGCTCATCAGGTCAAAGTATGAACGATATATTTTCAGCAACTTATAGAAATTATTTAATTTTAGCAACATTTGATTCTACAAGTGCGCAAACTGGAATTAGAGCAAGACTTAGGGTTAGCGGTTCAGATAACACATCAAATAATTATAGGAGTATGGGGCTTGGCATGAATTCTAATATGTCCACTACCACAATCACTGGTGATGGATCAGGCACAATAAGTTATTGGGATTTTAATTATTTAGAAAACACTTCTTTTGATGCAACTCAACATTTTCAATTATTTAATCCTTATGCAACCGCATATACAACTTACACTAATGGCCTAACTAGATATAGGGGGAGTGATACAGCGTCAGCCTTTCAAGGTGGTTCATCAACTGTAACTACTTCTTACACAGGATTAACTGTTTATCCAGCCACAGGAACAATGACAGGGAAAATTGAGGTATATGGTTATGCCATCTAATAAAGTAATTATCAACATTGATAATCAAGAGATTGAATTAAAAGGTCAAGAATTAACAGATTTCTTGGCACAACGAGAAGCAGAAAACCAAGAAACTTTAGCCCGACAAAATGCTGCGATTGCTGAAAGAGAAGCAAAGGTGGCAGCAAGATTAGCGGTTATTGAAAGACTTGGTTTAAGCGAATTAGAGGCTAGTCTTTTAATACCTGAGATTGCACCTTTGTATTTTCAGGCTTGAGCATAATCTTGAGGAATTGTGAAGATTAAAATGATTAGCCAAAATGGTTGGACTGCATCCGCTGATCCTAAAGAGATTGGGATCGGTTCATTTCCCGTGCCTGGCACAAAGATCAAAATGCGATGTGCTGAAAAAGTTGCGCCATTATTAGTGACTTTTGCAGCTGAATTTCATGAACACATTGAGCCAATCGATGAAGGCAAATTGGATGATTGGGGTTATTGTTTTAGAAATGTTCGAGGATCAACCGACAATTTGAGCAATCATTCATCAGGCACTGCAATTGATTTAAATGCAACAAAACATCCATTGGGTCATGCAGGCACATTTACACCCATGCAAACCGTAATGATTCAGGCACTATGCAAAAAATATGGATTGCGCTGGGGTGGAGATTACAAGAGCAGAAAAGATGAAATGCATTTTGAGGTTTCAGTTAATGAGGCTGAATGCGCCAAATTGATTGAGAAACTAAACATAAAGAAGGGCTGAACATGGAAAAAACAAAGGCACTAATTGCAAGTTGGTTGCGTAGTTATATCGCAGCAGCACTTGCCGTCTATATGGCAGGCGGAAATTTGGAAGCAATGGCAATGGGTGGAATTGCTGCATTGGTTCCAGTCATTATGCGATATTTAAATCCAAATGATTCAAGTTTTGGAATACAGACAAAATAATGAAAAAATTGATTGGGCTGGTGTTAATTGCATCAGCCCTTTCAGGATGTGGATATGATGGTTGGGTCAGATATGAATGCCAAGAATATGAAAACTGGCAAAAACCCGAATGCACACCACCGCAATGCAAGGTCACTGGCACCTGCACTGATGAGATATTGGGAAATGCCCCCAAAAAAATAAATTAGACCCCCAAGACATTCATGCACGTTTAATTTTGATTATTGGAATCACCCTGGCCGTTACATTTTTGACGGTAACAATCGGGATCGTTTATGCGTTAATTTTTGTCACCCAGCCAATTGGTGCCCAGGCTCCAAACGATGCGGCATTTATTGATCTATTGAAAACCCTGGCAATTTTTCTGACTGGTTCATTGGGTGGTGTTTTGGCTGGAAATGGCCTCAAATCAAAGGATAAGCCCAAAAACAGCGATTGATTGCATGTCGGTCATTGCCTGATGTCAGCCCTGGATGCCATACTCATTCCAATCCACCGTATCGGGCGGGGGATCAGATCGGGAGCAATAAATGACAAATGAAATGATAAATGGTGCAGCCCTAGTTTTAGGGCTCGCAATTGGCTCATGGATGGGCTTTAAAGTAGGTTACAAACGAGGCGATACCCAGGGCAGCAGGCGTGGATTTGCCAGGGGTTTGGCAGTCAGCCGTGACGTAGTTTCAAGGGTTTATGATGCCACTAGATAATTATGAAACGGTTGCCGAACGCATTGAAAAATTTTGGGTGCGTTGGCCAAATGGCCGAATTGATGTCAAACTCATTTTTCAGGATGGCACCAGGTATATCGTGCAGTGCGATTTATACCGTGACACCAATGACATGATTCCATTCGCAACAGATTTTGCTGAGGAATTTCGCACCATGCAAAATAAATTTCCATTGGAAAACTGCACCACATCAGCAATTGGCCGCAGTTTGCACACGGGGTCAATTAGCAAATTTAGTGAGGGCATTCCCCGCCCATCCGCTGAGGAGATGCGCAGAGTTAATCTGACAGTGGTGCCACCAGCTAAAAATGAGGATTTTTCATCATTTGGTGAATCCCTTGATGGATTAGTTGAGCAGGTTTTGACTAACACTCAACCAGGTGAATCACCTCAATGCAGTCATGGTTACATGTTGGCCAAATCAGGGGTCAATGCAAAAACTGGCAAACCTTATTCAGGATATGTTTGTGGATCAAAAACAAACACCTGCAAAGCCATTTGGAGTTAATGTGGGCGGCATATCAATTTCAAGAGATGGCGTGACCGTTCACATTACTGCCGAAGGTGAAATCCTGGGCGATAAGGGCGCAACCAATTGCGATTCATGTTTTGAGCCATTTGCAATGCGTGACATGATCAGAATTGTGGACAGTCGATTCATCATTTGCCGTGGCTGCTATCTAAAGAATCATCAAAAATGATTGACATTAAACTGACCCTGGCTGATGAAATATTGGCGGCCAGGGTTGGCCTAGAGCGCACCGAATATTCAAAACGCAATGGCCATGTTCATTCATTTATTGTCACAAATGCTGGCAATTATTTCACCGACATCATGGCAGCATCGGGTGCAGTCGCTGGTGAAATAGCAGTTGCCAAATCCCTGGGCATTACTGATTTCATGCCAACTGCAAACACCTTCAAATCCACCGCTGACATCGGTGACAATATTGAGGTTAAGTGGACTGGATGGATGGGTGGGCATTTGGTGATACATCCAAAAGATCGGGATACCGATGTGGCAGTGCTAGTGGTCGGCCAATCGCCTAATTTAAGGGTGGTTGGCTGGTTGCCAGTAAGTCAGGCCAAGCGGCCTAAATATCGACACACTAAGGATGATGCCTGGTGGGTCAGTCAGATCAATTTAAATCCAATTGAGAATTTACAAAGGAGCAATTATGCAAACCCATCAATTTGAATGCAGCATTTGTTTAAACATTGAAAAAACCAGTGGCAGCAATGTCAAAACATTAAAAACTGATTGGAAAGTTTTCAATGATGATTTGCATGATTTACCACCTGGACTAAAACTTATGGAATGCCAGGGATGTGGATCATTGGGAATGAAAATGATTCCAATTAGTGATGTGGATTGGGCTAAGCAAAATCAGCTAAGGGATCAATGGTTGGCCGAAAACCCTGGTGCTGATTATCCTGGTTGGACATCCATTTGAATCAGAATCCCGGCAGTCGAAAAATTTCATTGCGTGTGACCTGGGGTTTTGCTAAGGACTTGACAAGCCCAATAGGATCGCCAATGCCCGCTGGAGATGCAGGGCATAAAATCTCCAGGTGCGGCATCCTTATGGGGGTTTCATGTCTTTTGCTTTTGCAAATGAGCAGCGTGGAAAAAAGTTGGTCTAAAACACCAGTTGATTATTACAAACTATATGCACATTCATTAGTTATTGATTTCAAAGAATTTCAATGCCTGGAAAAACTCTGGACTAAGGAGAGTAATTGGAATCCTGCAAGTCACAATAAATCAGGTGGTGCATTTGGTATTCCACAAATGAAAAACAAAAAACTAAAAAACATGGATGCATTTACTCAAATTCAATGGGGATTGCGTTATGTCAAAGATCGTTATCAAACGCCATGCCTTTGACATTACCTGACCAATCTTTGAACGCTATCCCACGGCTCACGATCAACAATCCTTTTGGCGATCTGCATTCGCTTATGGTGTTTTAACAATACATCATCAGGGCATGGATGCGAGCGCATTCGATTGCCTGCAATCAACACTGGCAATGCAGTATCAAACACAATCAAATGAGATTCAATCTCCAGGCGTTTAGAAATTGCCAACCATTTTGACTAATCAATTTAAAAGCAAATCCGCTTCGGCTTGGGTTATGCCCAGGCGTTCAAGCAATGCTGATTTGGCTGCTGCCTTTGATTGTGCTTCGGCTATTTCATCAGCCTTTATTTGTTCAATAGCATCATCAATTTGTTTTTTAGTTGGCGCATTGCCTTCTAAAACAATCCAGTCAATAGTTGAATAGTCATCTTCTTTGAATGTAAATTCAGCAGTTGGTTTTAACTTTTTAATTGCTGTTGCTAAATAGTCGCTCATTATGCACCAATTTCCATTAAAGTGATTGTTGATTTTCTGCTTCCACCTTGCCAAACTGCTGTTTGTGAACCTCTTGTTGCACTTTGAGTTTTGTATGTAGTTGCAGATGTTGTTGAAGGGCTGTCTAAATAGACCATGCTGTCGATAAACCAAAACTCCATATTTGATGCCGATAAAAACCAAGCAGTATAATCTGTTGGGTCTTGTTGAAATACTGATGTTGCGCCACGCAGAATTCTTGAACTTACACCGCTATTTGTAGCACTAGCAATTTTTCCAGCATTGTGAGAAATAACTAATATTTTGCTTGATGCTGATGATGGTGTTATAGATAATGAAATGCCTGTGTCTGTGTAAGTAGTAGTTGCAATCGTTGTTGAAGTTGAATATTCAGCAAAAACAACCTGCAAAACTTTTCCTCCACCAGCAGGAGATGCCCATTTAACTTTGTATGGTGAAACTGTTGTGTCAGCAGTTAAAATTTGACCAGTGGTGCCAATTGGCAAATTGTCATAAGTGCCTGATCCAGTGCCAACAATAATGTCACCTGATGCAGTGATTGTGGTTGCCATGTCATTTGTCACTGTTACGGTGCCTGATGTGCCACCACCTGAAATTCCAGTGCCTGCGGTCACCCCTGTAATATCTCCAGGGTTGGCTGCAACCCAGGTGAAATCCATGTCAGTATTTGATGTTTTGCTTAGCACTTGACCAGTGGTGCCGCCTAATAAATCAGCCAATGATGTGGCCACGGCTTGACCGAAAACCTCAAAATCAGCTGGTAAATCTGTAACCAAATCGGTGGCAGTTGGCATTTGCCACGAAAATGGAGTGGTTGGATTACTCATATTTTTCCCCTTACGCCACTATCGTGGCATTTTCCCAATCTAATATTGGTGAAATTGTATTCCATAACTCAGTGCCAGGCACGTCATTCCAGCGCATGGCGTTTAATGAATACGCCAATGGTGAAAATAACGGTGTCACTGAAATTTGGTTATAGGCTGCCCTGAATGTCCAGCCCTCAACAAATCCTGCAAATGATCCTGCATTCATGTTTAAAGGTAAATCGGAAATGAAAACTGGCATACCCATGAAAATATTGATCAATGAATCCCGATCTCCATCGGTCAATTCGGGATTGGTCAATTCATAGGTAATTGATGAAAATATTGGCTGGGGTTGTTTTCTTAAAGCAATGTAAAAATCGGCCTGATCCTGGGCATCGGGTTGATGCCTGATTGTGGTGCTAATAATCTGACTAAGGGTGCCAAATGTGGCAATGGAATCAACATCCAATGCTGAAACTTCAGAATTGCTATTTTGCCCATATTTGATTGTAATGTTATTTCGAACATCTCCAGCCCTGGTTTGAATTTTAATTGAATTTGCCAATGCTTCATTTGCAGATAAATCAACATAACCATTGGCATTTAAATAAACCGTGCGATGTGTAGAATCAGCATACCCAATTTGCCCCGATGCGGATTCATAAATGAAACCCAATCCTGACGTTGCAAGTGCTGAAACTAATGAATAAACGTCAATGCGATCTGATGATCTTTGTGCCAATTCATAATTGCCTGGCTGATCAATTTCACCCAATCCAGTGTTTTCTGCATCCTGCCACTGCACGGCTGGATCATAACCAGCCCAGGTTTCAGCTGCTGGCACTGCATTCCATTGAGCAAATAAAACCTGACTTAAAATTGTAAAGATTTGATCGCCATCAAAATCATGATTTAAAACTCCATTGGTTAATGCTTTTGGCAACCTGGCCAATGCGCCCAATGCAATGATTGTGATTCTTTGTGCATAAGCCACTTGGCCTGCATCTGAAATTGAAACCGCAACATCAACAATTGATCCACCAAAAATTGGAATAAATGTGGCAGTTGAATCCTGCAATTGAACGCTGATTGAATCATTCATTTGTGCAACGATTGGCGATTGATCCAAATTGATCAATTCAATGTTTATGTAACCCGCTTGGGCTTGCTCATAAATATTTGTGCGGCCACTGGTAATTGTTAAATTTGATAAAATTGCATCGGTGTAATCAATCCCGGCAATTTCAACTTTCCAAATTGGATTCCATAAAGTCATTAGGCAATGCCCTCTAATAATCCTGCACCACGTGTGCCCCGATAAAATGAATTGTTTAAACTTTCAACAATAACCCTGGCAGTGGCTTCGGGATCACCTGCAACTCCAATGTTCACCGTGATTGGTGCATTTGCGTATTCTCTGCCCCGCACATCAGCGGTGCCCAATGTATTGATTGGCGCACCCACTTTAGGCATCACCAAAACTGATGATGGCAGCGATAATTGCGAACCCGCTCCACCTGTTGCTGGTGTAAATGTTGGGGTAGGTGTGCCTGCAACCGTTGATCCAACTGGCACCGTTGATCCTGCTGACCCAGCCTGACCAAATGGTGTGCCTACAAATTGGCCAATTTTTGTTAGGTAACCAATATCAGAACCAGGTTTCACCAAATTGATTCCCTTAATAACATAATTGATTGAATCAATAATGAAATTCAAAATGGGTGTAATTGCTCCAGCAATAGTGCCAAATGCATAAATAATTGCTGCTGCGGCTTTTGCTCCAACATCCACGATGAATCCAAACACTTTGCCCAATATTGGCAAAACATAATCCTGCATCAAGTCAATAAACGATTGAAAATTTTCTCGATTGTTATCGATTGCAGTTTTAACCGTTTCCCAACCATCCTTAAATTTGTTCACAATAGGCACGCCATATTCAAACAAATAACCAATAAACCGCTCAATGATTGGTAGCAATGCGGTTCCCACTGATTCTTTTGCTTCATCAAATCCCTGTTTCAATCGATCAATTCTGCCCTGGAAAGTTTCGGCATTTTTAGCTGCTGCACCACCATAAAGATTGCTCAATGCAACCTGGGTTTGTGTAAAATCCATCGCCTTTAAATCGGCTGCTGATAAACCAATGCCTAATTTTGCCAGTTTTGCATCTTGGCCTTCATAGGATTTTGCCAGAGCTTCGGTTACTGTTGCCAAATCTTTACCAGTGCCTTTTGAAACATCCAATGCCAAATTCAATAATATTTGGGATGAATTAACGTCTTTAGTAGTGACTGACAATCTCTGGAATGCGTTTCTCAAATCATTATCAGCAACACCAGTGGCCAATTGGGTTTTTGAAATATAATCCTCAGTGGCTTTAATTTGATCATCGGTTGCACCAGTTGCAGTTTTTAACGCACTGGCCAATCTTAATTGTGCCGCTTCATCCTCAATTGCAGATTTAACTCCATCAATTCCAATTTTGACTGCATAGGCGGCTGCTGCGGCTGCGGCTGCGGCAAATGCCAATCCAACTTTTTTGCCAACATCGCCCATTTTGTCGCCAAAACCCTGGACATCTTTTTCGGCTGATTTTAAATTGTCAGTAAGTTGTTTGGTTTCAGCTAAAATTGCAAGTTTTAAAGTGCGTGAACCTGTTGCCATTTCACCACTCCTTTACTATTTTATCGAATGCGGATTCCCATTGATCAATGATGTATGGCTGGTTTTGGCGTAATGTTGGATAAATAAACCAACCCCTGGAGCCACGGCCAAATTTGCCTGACCAACTTGGGAATTGTTTAAATTTATTTGATCCAAATTCATATCCGCCCCATAACTGTTGGGTAGTTGCACCACCACTAAATTTTTGTGCAGCAAATCCAAAACTGATTTCACCAATTTTGCTGGTTTTGCTAACCCTGGAACCTGATGCAATTCGATCATCCGCCCGATTATCGGTGAAACTTGATGCATCAATAATTTTGCGTTGCAGATATTCAGCCAATGCACTGGATGTTTTTTTGGCCTGGGTAACCGCTTCATCACTCATGGCTCCAAATGCCTTCATGATTGAGCGCAATTCGCCTTTATCATAAGTGATCAAATCAGTTGCCATTTTGCTGCTCCAATATCTCCACTGCGGTTAAAATCTGTTCAGCGGTTTCCCATTCACTCATTGGAATGTGCGTGGCAATGGCCAACTCAACCAATAAGCGGTTTAGACTGCCCCGCTCGTATCTTTTGGGTTATCCACCCCCACGGTTACATCAACCACTCCATCGCACCAGGCTTCAAATGGTTTGATTGGTTTTGTGGTTGATCGCTTCATGGCGTGATATGCCAAAAACAATAAATCGCTAATCCCAATTTTTTCCTGGGCTTGGCTGATGATGTTTCCAGTTTCACGCTCCCATTTTGCCCACTCAGGTGGCTGGGCAATATAGGTTTCGGTTTCCCCATTTCCATATTCAATTTTTATTGGTAGTTTCATTTTGCTGCTCCCGATTCTTTTTTATAGTTGAGGTGTTGTCACACAAGTGAATGACAATGAAACCGTTTGTGCATCAGGTGCGGTGCCGCCTGCTGATGGGAAAATTGGTTGCACATCAAATGTGAATGTTGATCCGCTTGCAGCAGTAAATGAAACTGCTAATGGTGTATTTGGTGCGGATTCTGCGGCAGTCCATAATGCATTGCACAATGATCCGCCTGCTGGCCAATCGGCCAACATCTCTACGGCAAACGTGCCCTGGGTGTCGGTGGTGTAATAAGCCTTGCCATCCAATGTTTGATAAGTGTTGATTGTGGATGCAATTGTTAAGGTTGCGCTAGTTGCCTGGGCATCATATGAATCACCTGCAATGGTGAATGTGATGTCACGGCCAGTTATGATTGTAGTTGGCATTTTTTCTCCTATGGTTGATCTTGATTGTAATAAGTGCTGACTGAAATGTCTGCAATTAAAAGTGATGATGTGTTTACGTTTGTGATTGTTGGGCGTTGAACATCGCCAACCACATATCCATCAGGCATTGCTCCCAAAATTTGAATTACTAATGTTTCCAAATTATCTAATGCACCAGGATTTGAGTTATAGGCCACGGCAGCTGAAATCGTAAAATTTATTTTGACACTTACTGATGATTTTGAAATTAACGTTGATTCCAAATAAGGTGAGTCTGGAATAATTACACATGCTGGAGGGATTATCGCTTCGGGAACCCATCCATAAACCGTTGCACCAATTGCAGATAATGCAGTGGCTAAATCACTGCGAACCTCATTGATTGATGCGCTCATTGGGCAATAGTTTCAACATCGATAAATGGTGCTAACAATCCCATTTGGCGATTGATCATTGCACGGCCTGTTCGATAAATTGTTTGAGCAAAATCTACGCCTTCAATTTGTGATCCTGGGGCAATAATTGCTTGAAATATGTCAGTGCTTAAACCCAACAATGCATTTTTAATTGCATCATTGTTTGCGTAAATCTCTGCCGCACTCGACCCATCAAGCACGGCAAGGCCAGCGGGGATGACTGGTGTGA